GCGAGTGCGGCGATCATTCGGCTGGCGGTTTTCCAGTAGGCGACGACACCAGGCTTCTCTGATCGATAAAGATCGCGCGCCTCAAGGCCCTGCGAGGGTGTAATGTGGACGGGAATGGTGGCCCGCGCAGCCGCGCGCACAATTGAATCTCCACCAGCACCGAAGCCGCACTGTAACCTCATCACTTTGCCGAATTGGCGCTCCTCTTTGTTTTCTCTGGTCACGGCGAAGCCGTAGAAGCGACTGGCCAGGCCGACGTAAGGATCACCGCCGCGCCGAAATTCTTCGATTCCTTCAGTCTCCCCTGCCACCATCTCCAGGATACGACACTCGATCTGCGACTTGTCGGCCTTTACGATCTTGTGACCGGCGGGAGCTCTAGCTCCCTTGCGGAGATCCGATCCTCGCTTGAGATTCTGCCAATTAACTTTATCTCCACCTCCCCATCGGGTCGTGTGTGCTGCGCAATAGCTGAGATAGACAGGCATTGGCCCGCGGGAAGCCATAAAGCCAAGACGTTCAGCCCGTGTCTGGTCAAGAGTAGATTTGAGCCCAAGTCGCGCTTCGGCGAGTGTTCGGATGCGTTCATCATCGTGCTCCAGCAGGTCGACCATGAAATCGTCAGTCTTGGCGAAGGCGGGAATTGGGCCGTTCTTGCCAGGCTTGTACTCAACCTCGACACCTTCAGCCTCCAGCAGCCTGATGAAGGCTTCGTTCGAGCCGAGCAGTTTGGGCAACGTGGCGACATCAACCTGCAATTCATTCGCGAGCGCGACCAGCAGTGCCTTCTTGCGTTCGTTCTCGAACACCCACACCTTGCCGAACATCTCGGGGTCACCGATCAGCTGGGGTTCGGTGAACATTTTGACGGTCATCGAAATGATTTCGTATTCCTCTTGCGGGAAAGGCGTTTCGTTCGAGCGCGCCAGCCGATTGAAGATGTCCCATGTCAGCACCACGTCGTGCAAGCAGCCAGCGCCCAGTTCTGCGCGCAACGCCGGATCGATCTCGGCCCAGCGCTTGCCCTTGAACTTGTCGTAAGGCACGTTCTTGGCGTCCAGGTGGAAGTGCTCGGCGAGGTTCGCCAGCGACACCGATAGATGATTCCCAATCATCAGCCGCGCCATCGAGAGCGTATCCAGCCACATCTTCGGCTTGATGCTGTAGTGGTGCGAGAGGATCAAGCCGTCAAAGTGTGCATGATGGGCAAGGACGGCGGTGTTTGACCAGTCGACCTCGCCAAGCGCTTGCGCGATACCATCTTCAGCATACCAGCGCGCACCACGCCAATCAGCCCATCTAATGCCAACACCCAACGCCTCGAAACGCGGATCGCGGACATACGCCTCCGTCGTCATCTTCTTCAGCGTATAGTCGTCGCTGAAGAACGTCTCGAAGTCGAGGGTGAGGATGTTCATTTGCAACTCGTTAAAGGAAGTTTGTCCTCAACCGCACGGGCAATCAGTGCAGCGATTGTGAGCGCGAGCGCCGGATGCGTAGTGCCGTAAGCGGTCGGGGCACCGGTATCGTCCCAATCGTGTGCAATCCACCAGACGATGGCCCGGCATCCGATCCCTTGCTTGAGTTCCCAAAGATAGTGGCTGCGCATCAGCGTCAGAGATGCATCAACCGAAGACGTGAAGGCCGGAAGTGGATAGCCTCCGTTATATGGACAGCGGCCGTCTGCGGTAAATTTCTCGAATACGACCGAGCCTTGCCAGATATCCCAAGCCATGCCCTCCTTGTGATCTAGTCCACGGCGGTGCACGCGGATTGTCTTGGTAAGCTCGCTATCAGGGTATGCAGCGACATAGATTTCGAGATCCAATTCGCGGCTCGGCTCCGTCGACTGCTGTAGCTTCTTTATGAGTTCGAGCATGGGTTTCCTTAAGTGGTGTGAACTATTAATCGTGGTCGCGTTTTGCAGAAGTTAACGCCGTTCTCGCGTCTCGCACGATGGCCTCAATCTGTGGGTTCTTGAAATACGGAATATCGGACACGCGCCGGAGAACTTCCTGCGCGCTCACAAGCTGGGCGCGGAGGCTGGCGTTGTCGTCCCTTAGCCTGTCTGCTGTCGCGCGCTCAATGTTGAGCAATTCAACTGATACAAATCCCTCCGCGATCTTGGCGCATTCCTCGGCAAGGTAGGCAGGGGGAGCGCGCAATCTCTCGATCTCTTGTGCGGCGTCCTCCATGGTCCTTATGGCGTCGTTTAAGCTGGTTAGCATAACAAAACGGAGACGATGAACGATGTCGTCCTCCGGTTTCTGCATCGTGGCGCGCATAAAACCTACCCCCACACCCACCAGTAAACACCCCTGATGAGCTCGCTGACCCACCAGGGGTTTCGAATCTCCAGGAACAGGAAGACCACGATCGCCCACGACAGGATGGCGAGCAGGGCGATGAGGAGAGCTTTCTGCAAGGGGGTCATCGGGCTGCCTCTATAGCAGCCATGATGGAGCGCGGAGGCTCGCCATCAACCACTTTCTTGATGCTAAAGATCACATCGCCAAAGCTTTTGTGCTCTTTAGCAAAAGCCCGCGCCTCGCGCAGTGTTGGGAAAATACGTTCCCACGCCGGCATCGTTTCGCCGTAAACAACCCGGTAGCTCATGGTCGTTTCTCCATCTTCAACAGGTTCAACTCGGTGTTGGCCTCGTCGGGCAGGTAGCCAAGGATGAACAGCGAGCGCAGATAGGTGTTGTCGAGGATCTCGCCACGACGCCAGTGCTGATCCAGCCTCCACTTCGTTTCGGCTCGGCATGCCACTCGTTCGGGGTCGCTGAAGTGGGTCATTCGTCTTCATCCACCCGGAGTGCCGCGAGCATGATAACCAGAGCACCTAAACCTGCCATACCGGCAAGAGTGAGCAGCGTCAGCGCGATCGATATGGCAAAATTGGTCATCCGAACACCCACCAGAACGGCTGGCCAAGACCGTACACCAGCCCCATGAGAATCAACACGTCCTCGGCGAGGATCATCCTCGTCCCCACGGCAGGCGGAACGACTTTATCCACGCCCACAAGACTCCGCGCAAAGTCAGAGGCGGAAGCGGCTTGCCGGTCGTCGTTCTGTTCATTGGGAAACTCATGGCTTCACCCGTCCAAGCAATTCGAGAATCTGTTCGTGCTGCGTCTCGGTGAGGCCGATTTCGTCCGCCATGCCAAAGACGTCAAAACGGGCGAGCATCAATTCGCGCATATCCTCGCGACCCTTGGTTTCGCCTTCCTCGCGCTCAAATGCCTTGATATCTGCCAGCTCGACCGCGTCCATTGGCGAAACGATTTCATCGATCATGTCGACCAGGAGCGGCTGGCGCGGGGTGAACGGCTGCGCCACCACGATGTCGCGGAGCTGGGCCGCGAAGTCCTCAAGGGACATTTTCGAATAGGCGCGCATGTCGTTCCCCTTTAGCCATGAGTGCCGGGGCTTTCCGCCTTGGCGGTCCCCGGCGATTTCATGGTCGTTCTCCTGCGTTCACCCAAGTGGTAGTTCGCCTGCGAAGCGTCTCACGCTGTCCCAAATATCGCAAGTATTATTTGGGACATTTTGTTGCGTTGTTTATTTTCCAACCGAAATACCACCACGTCTGCCCTTTGGCGATTGTCTCAGTTGCGCCACACGAACAAAAATACTTGCGCTCGTCCGAAGTGTCGCAACACAGAACGGCTCGTTTTTTGCAAAATATGCAAAAGCGATTGATCTGTTCCATTGTCCTGTTCCCTTTTCTAGAGTGCCACGGCGATCATGGCGCCGATCGCCACGAACGTCAGCACGAGGTGGATGGTTTCCGTCAAGTCCAGCCAAAGGAAGCGTTTCATGCCACGTCCTCCTCGGTATCCAGCACATCCCTCACGCGGTAGCCCGCCGCGCGCAGCAGGATCGCGATCGACGCCAGCATATCGACCGTCCATTTCCGGCCATCCAGCAGCTCCTGGATGCCCGTGAGGACGCCTTCCGGTGTGAGTGTGGTCATTCGTGTTCCCCTTCGATGAGTTGGTCAGATGTGGACGAATACGCAGTCCGGGTGCGTCGCGCGGAGCTCCTGCGCATACCGGCGAACGGCACTTTCACAGACGTGTTCACCCCGGATCTCGTAACGAGCCACGAACAGCCGATCCAGATCCGGCAACGGCAGCTGGAACCAGCGCAAGCCATTCGGTCCCACACGATCCCAAACCGGATCATTTTTGTAGATTTCGATCGACATGGTTTGCATCTCTTGTTCCCCTTCATTTGGCCATCTTCAGGCACCGCTTGACGGTGCGACCTGGCGAAAGGCCAGGTTTCGGCCTTAGAGTCCGATCGAATGCGGCGTACCAAAAACAGAGCATGCCGAATTGCGCGTGCCTTGACCGCACTGGTCAAACGGTTTGACTGCCAAGTTCCAACGATAGAGGTATTCGGCCGCGGCTGCCTCTTCTATGGTTTTACCGTAGAAGAGGCGAAGCGCCAGCCGTTCCGTGGTGCCCATGCCAGGAACACGGCGCCGCATACCGTCGGCACACCACGAATCGAACAAATCAAAAGCCGCGTTTGCATCGTTCTTATGGAGCGGCCATGCCGCGCGCAGATCAGTCAGTATCGACATGTTCAGGACTCCTTGTTTGAAGGCAGGATGAGGTTGTCGAGCTCGCCAATCGGCGGAACGGCGAAGTCGGACGGCGGCGAGGTGTCGCGCGGAGCTGGTGTGTCATCCAGCAGGCGCGCGTTGTGGGCGCGATTTTCGAGTTCTTGAGCGGTGGGTGGCGGTGGTTCGAGGTGGCCCATGTGGACGAGATAGGCGTCCGCGTCCTTCAATGTGATGCCACGGTCGAGCATGAGGGCGCGGGCTTGGTCGACCGTCGGTTCGATATAGGTCTCCAGGTCAGCCACGGTGGCTGCCGGATTGATCTGCGCCCACTGCGCGGTGCTGCAGAGCCTGGAGAACGGCGAGAACGCGCCAGCCCACCATTTCGGGTGCGAGAGCCGGCGCACATGCTGACCTAAATCATTGCGCCGGTACAGCGTTGGATGTGTGCGGTCGGTAATAATCTTGCTCGCGTTCTTTTTCTGGACCGGCGCGGCCATGTTGACGGCCGAAAGCCGCTGTTCGATATCCACCGGGAGTGGGTGGATGCCTTTCTCCCACTTGATTATGGCTTGGCGAGACACACCAAGCAGGTCTCCCAGCTCAGCTTGTGTAAGGGCGTTCTGCTTGCGCAAAACGATGAAAGCGACGCGATCCATCAGAGCACTCCCCATTGTTCGGCCATGGCATCGGCGATGCCCGGCAAGGTGCGAGAACGTTCCTTCCACCGGTTGGGACCGGGTGAAGCGTAGTGGCATTTCGGTTCCGGCCGCGATCCTTTCGGCAACGCTGTTGCCGCCCGAAACGATTCGTAAGTCGGCCATGTCGGGACGAGGCGCGGAACGTTGATCAGTTCCAGCCCCGTGGCTTTGGTCTCATTGTGCCCGAACATCCATGGCTGGATGAATTGCCGGGGTTGCGCGCGGCGCGTGAGCGCTTCCGCATAGGGATGCATTCGCGGGTTCTCGATAACGATCCGGGCAATTGGCGCATGCGCCAAGCGATTGTAGTGTGCACAATCGCGGTACATCGCCTTCCAGCGCGCGGGATCGCGGCCATTGGCCTTGCGACCACCCTTGTACAGCCACCTGAGGCCCGCGTTGGTCAGATTGGTGCACTCCGGGTGGAAGATCGCCAGATCGAAGCCGGCATCCATCAGCCCGCCGGCGTCAGCAAAGATGAAATCCATGATGTCGCCTTGGTAGTGGGTGCCGATGGCGCGAATCGCTCCGTAATCGCCAGTGCCCCACGTTCTGCAGCCATCGTCCGCCGGCAACAGGTCGACCGACACTGCGAAGTGGCCACGCGCTGCGAAGGCGCGGCGGATGACACCGGAGCTCTCTTGACCAATCAGGACGCGCATTGCGGATACTCCTGCGCAACATAATTGCGCGCTTCGGCTGTGAGATTGCCATGTTTCAGCATCGCGCGTGCCATTGCGGCTTTTGCGTCTGCCTTTTTGGTCTTGGAAAATGTAAGTCTGACGTCTTCGAGGGATTGCGTTCTGCGCGCTGAAGCGCGACCGTTTGTAAGGCTGACATCCATCTGGTTTGCTCCTGAAGGTGACATGAAGTAAGCTACTTTCGCTTACAATGTCAGCCAAAGTGAGCTGACATTGGCTGACATTGTAAGGGTGCGATGTAAGCCGTCAAGGCCGTTTTGACCCACAATTTTGCATAGGTAAGCCTGCGAGCCATGCTAGCATTGCATGACATTGCTAGCATTGCGCAGTGCAGCAAGTACATGGGAATATTGATGAAATCGAAAAGCGTTCCAGCTTCGTTCTAAAGTATTAGTATTTTGAAAAGGATACCCCTAATTTGAAAAAGGGTGTGTAAGCCGAGTCAGCTTACACAACATTTTGGCTATAGGGTATCCTTTTTCAAAATAATACTACTACTTCCTTACATTGACTTACATTATTCAAGTTATGCCTGTGGTTGGCTGGTTGAATGCTAGCAATGTAAGCTTACAATGTAAGGTTGACCCCGCTAGCATTGTTCCATTGGCTGGTTGGCGCTGGCGCGCGGCATGTCAGCCTCGGCCAGCTGGTTGGTGAGCGCGACGGGACAAATGTAAGCCACAGCATGCCAGGCGCAGGAGGGTAACAATGTTGCGCGAAACTTTATTGCGTGGGTCATAATGTTTCAAACTCGGGGAACGAACCAGGGACGGGGTTTTTTAGATTTTTTTATGCTCCGTGAAAAATTGTTGATGTACTTTTCGAATTTTAAATGATTTAATACTTCACGCATTCCCCGGAGCGCAAAATGCCAAAAGGTCGACCGATCACAGTGAACTTGAAAGCGATGTCGTTTGAGGAGCGCGTTGCGTACAGGCGCGAGGCAAGCCGACGTCACAGGCTGAAGCACAAAAAGCGACCGACTGCGTTTGACGTTGGACCTGATCGAAAATGCATTTCGTGTCAGGCAGTGAAGCCACGAACAGAAGAGTCCTTCGAGATTAACCACGGCGCGTTTCGTGCCGAATGCAAGGAGTGCAAGTTCAGGAAGCAGAAAGCCAGGCGCATCAAAGCCGAATATGGGGGGACGATCGAAGAGTACGAGGCAACCATGCGTGACGCCTCTTGCGCGATATGCGGTTCGAACAAGAAGCTGGTGCTCGACCACTGCCACAACAAAGGGCATGTGCGGGGCGTACTGTGCAGTCATTGCAACTCGATGCTTGGTTTTGCGCGTGACGATGAAAACAATCTGCGAGCAGCAATCGACTACCTGGAGCGTACAAGAAACGGCTTTGCAACTTAACGCTTGCAACTCTCCCAATTCGCGCGCATGCTCCAACTATCGCAACTACGCGAAAAGGGAAAACACATGGCACGCAATCCGTCTCCGAAAGTCTTTGGTGGCCCGATCGATGGATCGGATCAGCCCGCGCCGATTTACTATTTCGATGCGGCCAATCGCCCCTACATCCTGGCGACCGCTGTGGGCGAGATGGTCGAGCGCCTCGCGCACCTCCGCAATCCGCCGTCCTTGACAGCGAAGCCCATGCGTGCATCCTGACAGCTCTGCGGGATTTCCTCCCAACAAACTCATCCGTGGTGCTGATCAGCACCACGGACTTTTTAGAGACCTCCATGGCTGATGGATCAAAGGTTGTTTCCCTGAAAGGCGATCCGATAGTCGCCAAGGGAACACCGCGCCCGGAAGTCATAGAAACCTTGGAGGGCATGCTGGATCTGGCCCACGCCGGCGAACTGGATGGTTTCGCGGCGGCGCTTTTGTTCAAGGACGATTGCACGAGTTACCGGATCAGCGGGCGTCTTAGCCGTGGTTTGATCGGTGTCCTGGAGATGGCGAAGTTCCAGATGCTCTACGACGACATGAAGGAAAGCTGACCATGGCCAAGCACCCCGGTTTCAAGGCGGTTCAGGGCAAGATCGCGAAGGAGGGCTACGGCAAGAAGGCGGCAGGAGCCATTCTGGCCAGCGCCACGAGGAACGCATCCGCGAAGGCCAGGAAGAAAAACCCGAACCTGAAGAAGGTCAAGGGCTGAGTTCCCTTTAGGCGCCACCCGGAAGACTGGCTGAGGACAGCCCTCGGATGGCGCCCGCCGCCGTCGAAAGGGAATAACTCCGGCGACCGCCGGGCGAACCCGGCCAAGGAACAAACTTGCACGACCGTGGTTGGCATGCAATAGTCGACCAGACCCCCGTACCCGAGGATCAGACCATGTTCGCCATCGCCTCTCCCCAGACTGTCACCCTGGCTGGTCCGAAGGACACCCCGCCGATCTCCGTGGTGTTCCACACCGATGGTGACGAGGTATCGCGCTGCGTCATGGATGTCATGCTGCCGAACGGCGACGTGCACACGGCGGTGTTCAACACCCGTGGCCAGATGGTCGCCCAGAGCCTTGCGCTGGCCGAGGATGCCGAAGCGAAGGCTGCCGAGGGGGATGACACCGACCCGAACGAGAAGCCCGTGGATGGCTCCATGAAGGCCGTGGACGCCCCGGTCGTCTGATGCCCCCGCTGGACAGCTCCAACCTTGTGTCCTACGACTACGGCGCGGACAGCCGCGTGCTGACGATCACGTTCGTCTCGGGGCGGACCTATCGGTTCAAGGATGTTCCGCAGGACGTGGCTGACGTGCTGGGCAGCGCCGACAGTCCCGGTCGCTACTTCAATTCGTCGATCAAGAACGTCTACGCGGAGACCTGAAGCGCCATGGCCTTGAACGTGGTTCCGCTCCGGGAAACGCCTCCGCTCACCGACATTGTGGCGCAGATCAGGGCGTTCGCGGACAGGGTGGAAGCGGGGGAGTGCGGCGAAGTCGGCACGGTGTTCGCCATGGTGCCACGCGAAGGGGATTACCCGGAGTTCTGGGCATGGGGCGACATGATGGGGAGGAATGACCCCGTGGTGCAACTGGAATTGGCGAAGCTGTGGCTGCTGAACAGTCTGATCCCCGCGAGATCCTGATCGAGCGCCTCGCGCGCAGCCCACGGCTGGCGCACGCCACGTTCTTCAAGCACCGTCACCCTGATACGACGCCCGCGTTCCACTACGAGCTGATCGATCTCTGGCATGGCCTAGACCCACGCGTGGTCGTGGAAGCCTTCCGCGGCGCCGCCAAGTCGACGCTGGCCGAGGAGGCGATTATCATCGCCGCGTGCCTGCGGAAGTTCAGGAATGGCCTGATTCTGGGAGAGACCTTTGACCGATCCGTCGAGCGCCTCAAGTCGATCAAGCACGAGTTCGAGGAGAACCCGTTCATTGCGGAGCTATTCGGAGATCTTGTCGGCGACACCTGGACCGAGAGCCGTATCGTTCTCCGGAACGGTGTGTGCATTCAAGCGGTGGGTAGAGGACAATCCCTCCGAGGCGTTAAGCATCTGGATGCAAGGCCGGACATGGCGTTCGGGGATGACATCGAGAACGAAGAGTCCGTCCTGACGCCGGATGCCCGCGCCAAGACCATGCGGTGGCTGATGAGCGTGGTGTTCCCCGCGCTCGATCCCGACTACAAGGTTCGGATCAATGGGACGCCGCTCGATCCGGAGAGCATGATCGTGCAGATCAGCCGCGATCCCGGCTGGGTGCACCGGCGCTACCCGATCCGCCACATTGACCCGGTCACCGACGAGATGGTGGCGACGTGGCCGGATCGGTTCCCGCTGGAGATGATCGAGGAGATCGAGGGACGCTATCAGCGGCTGGGGCTCACCACCAACTTCAAGCAGGAGTACGAATGCGTGGCCGAAGATCCAGCCGTCAAGGCATTCACATCAGACATGATCAAGGTCGAGCCGACGGTGAGGACGTGGCAGGCGACCTACTCGATGTACGATCCGGCGAGGACGATCAAGGCAACATCGGCGACAACCGGAGTCGTCCACTTTTCGTGGATCAACAATCGTTTGACCGTCTGGGATGCCTACGGGCCGAAATGGAAGCCCGACGAGATCATAGCCGACATGTTTCGGGCCGACGAGTTGTATGGACCCGTTACTATTGGCGTCGAGCGGGACGGGTTGGAAGAGTTTATTTTGCAGCCGCTGCGCCAGGAGCAGGTTCGCCGCGGCTACGCGATCCCGATCCGCCCTATGAAGGCCCCGAAGGGGAAGCTTGACTTCATTCGCTCGCTGCAGCCGTTCTTCAAGGCCGGTGAGGTGATCTTCGTCAAGGACCTTCCCGAGCTCAAGGCGCAGCTGCTGGGCTTCCCCACCGGTTTGATCGACATTCCCAACGCTCTCGCCTACGCCATGGTGCTGCGGCCGGGGCAGCCGATCTACGAGAACTTCTCCTACCAGAACGTGGTTGAGGAGATCTTCAAGCTGCCACGGCAGCCGATGTACCTTGCCGTCAATGCGACGCAGATGTACACCACGGCGGTCCTAGTGCAGCACAACGACGGAGTGTTCAATGTCCTCGCAGACTGGGTTAGAGAGGGTGATCCTGGTGCAGTGCTCTCAGGCATTCTGGCCGATGCTGGGATGGAGGCCGGAGTACGGCCGCGCCTATACAGCCCACCTGAGCACTTCGGGAACTACGACACTGTGGGGCTCCGCGGGGCGGCTCGGAAAGTTCCTGTTGACCTTGGACAAGGGGGACTTGCCCTCGACGGTCGTGATGAAATCCGGGCACTCCTTCGACGGCAGGTTCGTCAAGGCCCAGCGCTCAGAGTGTCCCAAAGAGCCCGATGGACCCTGAACGGGTTCTCCGGCGGTTATTGCAAAGAGGTCCTCAAGAACGGGCAGTTGTCCGAATTTGCCACCGAGGGACCCTACAAGACTCTTTTTGAGGGCCTCGAATCGTTTGCTTCGCTGCTGAAGATGGGCCATATTGGGGAAGACCAGCCCATAAATTGGCAGACCACATCCGATGGCCGACGATACATCTCAAGCCGAGTCGTCGCGCGATGACGACGATCAGGACGAGACCGGGACGCCGGAGACCGATGAGCGCGCCAAGGACATCAGCCGCCGCGCCGGCGTGCGCAAGCAGCTGGTCGACCTGTTCGCCGAGGTAGAGCAGGGGTTCTCCGATCAGGCCGGCCGCGCCGACGAGCTGGAGGACTACTGGGACATCTACAACACAAAATTGAATGGCCGGCAGTTTTATGACGGCAATTCAAAGATCTACGTCCCGATCGTCCACAATGCGGTGAACGCCAGGAAGACCCGGTTCGTCAACCAGATGTTCCCGACCAATGGGCGGAACGTCGAAGTGATCAGCCAAGACGGCGAGCTGCCCTACGCCGAGATGTCCCTGCTGGAGCACTACATCGGCAAGGGCCAGCTGCGCACCAAGGTGATGCCGGCGCTGATGGTCAACGGCGACGTCGAGGGCCAGTACTCGCTCTACGTCAGCTGGGAGAAGCGCACGCGGAACGTGACGTGGCGGACCACCGAAGCCCCCGAGCTGGACGGAAAGCCCAACCCCGCCGCGGAGCCCGTCGAGACCATCAAGCACAAGACCATCACCGACCAGATGCCGCAGGTCGAGGTGCTCAAGGACTCCGACGTCCTGGTGCTGCCGACCACCGCCGACAGCATCCCCGAGGCCATCGCCGCCGGCGGCTCCGTGACCATCATCCGCCGCTGGACGAAGGCCAAGGTGCGCCAGATGATCCGCGAGGGCGTCGTGCGCAAGGATGTTGGCGAGGCGCTGATCGGCCAGATGTCCGCTGAGAAGCCGGCCGGGGTCAAAAACGATGTTCATCTGGAGGCCGCGGGGATCAAGCGCGACGGCGGCCTGGTGTTCGCGCTGGTCTACCAGACCTGGTCGATCCTCAAGATCAAGATCAGAAAAGACGATGAGGAGGGTGATCGCATCCTGTGCGAGGCGTTCTTCGGTGGCGAGAACCAATATCTCGGCGCGCGGCGCAACCCCCTGTGGTCCGACAAGGTCCCCGTCCTGTCGGTGCCGGTGGAGAAGATCTCGGGCTCGTTCAAGGGCGTCAGCAAGATCAAGCCGGTGGCGGATATCCAGTATTTTGCCAACGACAGCATCAACGAGGCGGCCGACAGCGCGGCCTATGCCCTGCTCCCGATCGTGATGACCGACCCGGCCAAGAACCCGCGGATCGGGTCCATGGTGCTGTCGCTGGCCGCGGTGTGGGAGACAAGCCCGCAGGATACCCAGTTCGCTGAGTTCCCGCAGCTCTGGGAGAACGGGTTCAAGATGGTGGCCGCTGCCAAGGCTGAGGTGGCACAGACGTTGAGCGTCTCGCCCGCGGCGATCACGCAGGGCGGCGGGGCGACATCCAAGCCGTCGCAGGCCGAGGTGGCGCAGGAACAGCAGATCGACATCCTGACTACCGCCGACGCGGTGACGATCGTCGAGGAGGGCATCCTGACGCCGCTGCTGGAGCTGTTCGTCGAGATGGATCATCAGTACCGCGACGATCCGATCCTGGTGAAACAGTTCGGTAAGATGGGCGTCGAGGCCAAGATGGAAGAGGTCCCGCCAATCCAGTTCGATACCAAGTTCCAGTACCGCTGGTTCGGCGTCGAGCAGGCCCGCAGCGCCCAGCAGATCCAGCAGCAGATCGCGGGCATGAACGTGATTCGCGGCATCCCGCCGCAGCAGCTCAATGGCTACAAGGTCAATCTCGTGCCGGTGGTGACCCAGCTGGTCGAGAACACCTTCGGGCCGCGGCTGGCGCCGCTGATCTTCCTTTCGCCCGAGCAGCAGATGCCGGTGCCCGCCGAGCAGGAGAACGCGCTGCTGATCTCGGGCTTCGAGGTGCCGACCCACGAGATGGATGATGACGCCGCGCACATCCAGGCTCACGCCCAGATCCTGAAGGACAGCGAGGGCAAGAACGCGCCGAACGCCCGCAAGACCCAGGCGCACATCTGGGCCCACATGCAGCAGATGCAGCAGAAGCAACAGGCCGCCGTCGCGCCGCAGGGCGAGCCGGGTATTCCTGGCGGCCAGATCGGGCAGCAGCCGCAGTCGGGCGTCGCCGGCACCCCACGCATGGGCGCGCAGCCAGCGCAGGCCACCGGTGGCCAGGGACCGCCGGGAATGATCCACCACGATCAGCTGAAGGACCCAGCCGTTGCCCCACGTCTATAGCATCGCCGCCTTCGTGGTCACCGTGGCCTACGTGCCGTGGTTCGCCGACGCCGCCAACGCGCCGCGCTGGATGCTGCTGAGCCTGTTGCTGCCATGGGCGTGGAACCTGCGGCTGCTGAGCGGATCGCACATCGCAGGTATCATGTTCCTGCTGTTCGCTGCGCTGTCGCTGCTGTGGACCCCGGTGCCGATCGAGGGCGTCCAGCCGCTGTGGCAGTTCATCTTGCTCGGCGTGGTGTTCTGCATCGGGTTCGAGATGGAGAGCCTGGAGCCGATCTTCGTCGGCGCGGCGTGGGGGATCGGCGTGTCGAGCGCGGTGGCGCTGTTCCAGGCCGAGCCGACCGGCCTGTTCCTGAACAAGAACTTCATGGCCGAGGCTGCGGTGCTGGTCGCCGTCGGGGTGATCATCTACCGGCGCTGGGAGCTGCTGGTACTGTTCCTGCCGGCGATGTTCATGCCGCTGTCGCGCGGCGCGCTGCTGGCGTTCGGGATCACGATGGTCCTCTATTGGCGGTCGACCTGGATCGCGGTGCTGGGGGCGGTTGCGTTCGCGCTGCTCCTGCTCGCCCAGCCGCACGGCTCCAGTCTCGGGGAGCGCTGGGTGATCTGGACCTTCACGCTGGAGCACCTGACGTGGTTCGGGCACGGCATAGGATCGTTCTACATCGATTTCCCGTCGTTCCGGGAAGGCGGCTTCGCCCTGCGGTTCGACCATGCCCACAATGATCTGCTGGAGCTGGTTTACGAATTTGGCCTGGGGACGGTTCCATTGCTGCTGGTGTGGCTGGTCGCGATGTGCCAATATTCGCAAGTCAGGCTGGTTCTGGTCGCCTTCGCGGTGGAGGGATGTTTTGGATTTCCCTTATTCCTTCCGGTCACCGGAGCTCTGGCTGCTCTGGCTGCGGGCCATCTTTGCGGGGCTCGGCATCGTGTACACGGTGTTGTGTCTGTTCGGGAACGTGCACTACGCGATGGGGCGCGACAGTTCGGACTTCGACGACGCGAGATACCATCTGCAGCGGGCGGCTGACGTGTTTCCGCTCAACCACGGGTTCAGGCTCGGCGTCGTCTATTATTACATGTTCCTGAAGCGAAGCGCGGGGACCGAGATCGAGCAGGCGCTGAAGACCGATCCCCATGCGTGGGATCTCAAACGGTACGCGAGGGTGAAATGAAAACGAAACTCTGGTTCCTGATCGGCCTGATGGCGCTGGTGCTGTGCTCGGGTCCCGCGGGCGCGCAGTACGGCTACGGCAGCCGGCCGCTGACTAGCAAACTGAACATCTCGTCCTCGACGGTGCTCAAGACCACGAACGGCGTACTGGTGACCATCAATGTCACCACGGCGGGGAGCGCCGTAGGATCGGTCTACGACAGTGCGACGACGGGAGCGGCGGCGACCTTGATCGCGACGATCCCGAACACGGCGGGCACCTACTACATGCAGTTTCCCTTCTTCGTCGGTCTCCTTGTAATTCCGGGGACCGGCCAGGTTGTCTCGGCGAGCTATCAATGAAACGCTACCTTCTCGGGCTCCTGTTCGCGCTGCTGGCGTCGCCGGCCTTCGCGCAGCTGCCGGTCTGCAACAACGGCGACATGATCTACCGGGGATCGGTGGGCTATCAGTGCTTGCCGTTTGACAACACGGCGGGCAAGTTCCTGCAGGGGCAGGGGAGCGCGGCCGCGCCGATCTGGACGTTCCAGGCGCCGCAGGCGTTCAAGCTGCCGACGCAGTCGACCAACACCTTCCTAGGCAACACCACGGGGATCAACGCCTCGCCGGTGCCGAACTCGGTGTCGCAGATCCTTGACACCATCGGCTATGATGTTAGCCGGCCGCCGGTTGTTAACTCGATCATCTACAAGTCCAACATCGCGCCCAGCAATACGTGGCAAGCGCTCGCACCGGCACCTGCGGCAGGATGGTCGTTGGTTTCCGGCGGCCTTAGCAACCCCCCTTCATGGGCGTTCATCAATACTGGAGCCGCGCCAGGGGTGGCGGGTACCTGCCTGATCAGCACCGGAGCAACGACATCGCCGACGTATCAGGCGTGCTTGAACGCCTTGAACTTCGCGGTGAGTGCACCGATCGTGGTGTCGTTCGCCACGCCGATCACGACGGTGAGTTGCCCGACATGCATCACGTCCGCCTCGGGAGGTGCAGGCGTCGCGCTGACCAAGACGGATGATACGAATGTCACCCTGACGCTCGGAGGTTCGCCGACAACGGCGCTCGTCAACGCGGCATCGCTCACGCTGGGCTGGACCGGAACGCTCGCGCTCACGCGCGGTGGATGTGCGGCGGCGCTCACGGCGTCGAATGGAGGACTACTGTATTCGACCGCCAGCGCGTGCGCCATCTTGGCGGGCACCGCGACCGCGAACCAGATTCCGATGTCGGGAGCGAACACGGCTCCCGCATGGTCAACGGCCACCTACCCGCCGACGACCGCGGCAGGCACCGTCCTGACTTCCGCCTCGGCGAACACTGTAACGGCGTCAGCGACCCCAACACTGGGGGTTCCTGGGTCGGTGATAGGGACGCTGGCCTTCGCCAATGCCACAAGCGGGACAGTCACGCTGGCAACCCCAACCGGGGCATTGGGGACGGTTACCCTTTTCATGCCGAACCTAAACGATGTTCTGGTCTCACGGACCAACACGGACTCGTTGACAAACAAGACTCTGACATCGTCCACCAACGTTCTCGGTGGTGTGACCATGACCTTGGGGTCCGATGCCACCGGAGACACGTACTACCGAAATTCAGGGGGTGTCCTTACGCGCTTGGGCATTGGATCTACCAACCAGGCACTTACCGTAAGTGGTGGCATCCCGATTTGGTCTGGCGTCATCGTCACGGTGAAGAAGCAGTTTTTTTCTGCTTCGGGCACCTATACGCCCTCTGCTGGAATGGCATTCGCGGTTGTCCAGTGTGTAGGCGCTGGAGGCGGTGGCGGGGGCACAGCCAGTTCGGCGTCCAACGTCGCATCTCAAGGCGCCGGAGGAGGAGGGGGCGGATATTCCAGAATCACTCTGACTGCGGCAACGGTAGGTGCATCCAAGACGGTCACGATCGGCGCCGGTGGTCCCGGTGGGACTGCCGGAAATAATGCGGGCACGGCAGGCGGTGATACGAGTCTTGGTACGTTGTGCGTAGGCAAAGGGGGGTCAGGCGGCGCCGGAAACACAGGAAGCTCATTACCTGTAGGCGGCGCGGGAGGCGTGGCCGGCACAGGAGATTTCACAATTCTAGGTCAGGCTGGAGCGAGTGGCGCCGCGAACGGCGGTGCGGTATTTCTCCCTGCTGGTTACGGCGGAAGCGCTGGATTGGGTTTTGGTGCAGGCGCGGCTGCTTTGGTTACAGCCACATCAACCACAGGCAACGCTGGGGGTAATTACGGCGGGGGAGGAAGTGGTGGAATGACTTATAATATCGGGGCCGCAGCAGCTGGGGGTGCAGGAGCAGGCGGCGCAGTTCACATCGAAGAATATTGCACTCAATAGGGAGTTATCGTTTCATGAATTTTGTTTCGCGTCGCAGATTCATCGCAGGTTCTTCCGCACTCATTGCTGCTCCAGCTTTTTTTCGCAAAGCCGACGCGGCTCTGATCGAAGCTCAGGCCGGTGGCAAGACCATCTATTTTTCGCAGGCCCAAGGCATCGTCAACACCCTCCAGCCATGGCGCGGGGTCACAAGCGGAGATCTCACTGCAGACGGACTCGGGAATTATCCCCAGCGTGTCAACCTCAGCAATCGCGGCGGCTATTCATGGATTCCGCAGGAGGCGACTAAGTTCAGGGTCTCTTGCAATCTGTTCCGAGGCGTGACGGGAGCGGCTGGAGTGGTCGACGTCAGCCTGTTGGCAGAGCTGCCCGGCTATGAAGGCGTAGAAATCTTCGATACCTTTGGCACGGAAGCCTTTTCGAACGGGGCTATGTTTCCTCCCGGATCTCTTCCGGAAAGCAAGGGAACGCCTCCCGAATTTCCGAACATGGTTTTATCCGATGGAAGCTGGGGAAACTTCTTCTGGCAGATGCGCGGAAACTTCGCGAATGGCCTTCAGGGTTCGGCCGCGATCCTGCAGCTTCTGAGCTTTGACGTTCCAAGCAGCTACGTGCTTCCGCCGTCCTGGCCAGTCAAGCGAACGGACCAAGCGGCGTTCCTGATGTACTTCGGGAACAACTTGAATGATTCATCAGTCGCCGCCAGATCGGTTGCGGCGGCTGGAGGGGCTGCCCTTCAGCCTGACGGAAGTTGTCTGTTCAATGGTAGTTCCGGGTATCTGACCTTCAACGGTGGCGATGCCGCCATGGCGATGCCCGGAGACTTCACAGTCGAAGGCACCGTATCCACCAACGACAAGTCAATGCAGGGGGGAACGCAAAGACGCATCATCTCGTTCGGCGGCGGGATAGGCGGCGGCTACACCCTGGGCATCGGCATCGATCCGACCAGCGGCGGTTTGATCATCCTGCGCGAGAAGGTCTCCCAGATATTCGGAGGAAATGCGCCAATCAATACGAACAGCCGCGCGACCTTCAAGTTGAGGCGCAAGAGCGGGATCTGCACCCTGATGGTCAATGAGCAGCAAGACGGCCAGCCGTTCGCGGATTCGACCGTTTGGGCGGCGCCATCGGTCGCTGAGATAGGCCGTCTCAACGGGGGCGCCGGCTACTTCAACGGATCGATTTACAACCTGCAGATTTCGAACGCGGCTATCTAGGTGTAGTATGACGTGCATGCTACTAATCGCAGGCATTGGCTGGCTGATCTTCAAGCCGTTGCCGCTACCGACGTACTACGACGACTTCGACGGTATCTGAACCGACCGAAAGGGGAAGCACATGGAAGCGAACTTCAAGGCGAGCCTCGCCGCGGTGCTCAAGTCCGAAGGCGGCAACGACGACGATCCGGCGGATCACGGCGGCCGTACCTCGCGCGGCATCACGCAGAAGGAATACGATGCGTGGCGCAGCGAACACAAGCTTCCGCGGCTCGATGTCTGGAAGGCTTCCGATCAGGACATCCACGACATCTACCACGACGAGTACTGGGCACCTCTCGGCGACAAGTTGCCTATCGGTGTCGACTATCTCTACTTCGACATGGCGGTGAACGCCGGCCCGCATCGTGCCGCGGTGCTCCTGCAGGAGGCACTTGGCGTCAACGCCGACGGCCGGATCGGGCCTATCACCCGGCAGGCCATCGCCACTGCCGATGCCAAGGTACTCGTGGAGCACTTCTCCGCTTCCAAGGCTAGCTGGTACAGATCGTTGCACCAGCCCACGTTCACTCAAGGGTGGCTCAACCGAACCGGCTTCGTCCGTACTACCGCACTCGCAATGATCGCAAAGGGAACACCAGCATGAACCTCACCAGCAAGCAGATCTTCCAGATCGCCAGCGGCGTCATCGGCGGCCTGATTACCGGCGCCGCGCTCCTGCAGACCCTGTTCGGGCAGGATCTCACCATCAAGATCGTGGCGGTGCTTGGCATCGCCAACATCATCCTCGGCTCGGTTGGCGCGGCGCTGTCCGGTCAGGCCAATCTGGTTCGCGACGTGTCGGCGATGCCTGGTGTCGCCCGCGTGTCGATCAACGCGGACGCGAACCAGACGCTGGCACAGGTTGCGGTCGATCCGTCCCAGCCCAAGGTGGGAGCGACAACGCCCGATGTTCGCGCGACCCTACAGACGATCGCGAAGGGAGCCTGACATGAAGTGGATTGTCAGGCTCCTGATCGCCGCCTTCGTGGTGTCCTTCTTTTGTCTCGATACTGCGGGAGCTCAGACGAAGCTCAAGCTTCCGATCGATCCACTGGGGCTGAATGATCGCGCGGGCAAGAGCGGTGGCAGTCCGCTGGAGGATATCATCGGCGCGCTCGACGCCAAGCTGCTGCCGGATCTTGAGTACGCGCTAAAGCTTGCCACGGCCTCGAACAGCAGGGTCACCGCGCCCTGCTACCAGGCGTGGATCAACATCATCAATGTGCGGCAGAAGGCGGTGCAGGACGCCAACGGCGCCGATCTCCCGATGCCCGATCTGGCGATCATCACCAAGTTCGAGAAACTGGTCGAGATCAGGGAATCGCTGCGGCCCGACTCCGAGTTCATGATCAAGTGCTCGCCGGTCGCCAGTATGATCAAGAAGGACATCGTCAGCTTCATCGCGACGGTGCTCTCAGGTGGCGCTGGTTTGGCGGCGCTGGGTGTTGGTCTGTGACATGGATCGAATGGCTGGATATTCACGCTGAGGCAGTGAAATCGATAGGTATACTCGGTACCTTGGTTACATCGGCCGGCGCGTGGATCTGCACAGTGTGGGCCGATCGTAAGGCCAAGAACCGAGCTATCGCCAGCGACGCCAAGACCAACACTTACCACCTTGAAGTCAATTCGCGGATGCAAGAGTTTTTGAAAGCAGCAGGTCTGGTTGGGCGCGCTGAAGGCATCGCTCAGGAACGAAGAGATCAAGAGGACCGTAAATGATCTACATCCGCTTAGTTTGCCACGACGATCCGTTGAGCTGGGCCATCCTCAAGAACATCGGTGGCGTGGTCGCTCACGCCGAAGGCATCATGAAAGGCGGGACGGTCATCGGCGCGTTTGCCGAAGGCGGTGTGCAGGAGCGCAAATTCGACTACGATGGCGGCAAGTTCAAGATGGAGATCCTGTTCGAGCTACCAGCCGACGACGAGATGAGTGCGAGGTTCGATCATTATCTGCGGTCTCCACGAGTGATGCACGAGCCCTACGATTATCCCGGCATCGCAAACTTCATGCACTTTGGCATTGACATGCACGCCGAGCACCACGTCTTCTGCTCAGCGCTGATCCACGACGCGCTGCGTGGGATCGGGATGGACAAGGACGCTCCCAGATGGTGGCCACGTCCGATGCCGATCCCCGGACACTACGTCAACCCTTTGATTCTGCATCAGGAACTACTGGCCGACCAACGTACCCGGATCGTCACGCGGGACGACCCCGCGTTTAAGGCTCACATTGCAAAAGCAGATGGCTGACAGTTTCTTGGGGCTGGACTTCAAGTTGATCATAGCGGGTGCCGGTGGCGGGATCTCGATCATCTATGCCTTGAAAAAGCCCGCAGCGTGGGAACTGATTGCCGGGCTGGTGGTTGGTGGGTTTACGGCCAACTATCTTACGATGCCAATTTCCAGGATGTTCCCGTTCTCATTCGTTCCGGCCGACTACATCCTATCGATTGCGTTCTGTGTTGGCATCGTTGGTAAATGGGCGTGCAAGAAGGTTTTGGAGTACGGGAAGGCAAAAATGCGAGTCGAGAGACAGCATGATGGCATGTGACCTCCTGCCACCGATCCTCATCTACGCGATTCGTGGTGTGCTGGTCGTCGCTGGAATATTGGTGATTGTGCTCATGCAGAAGGCCGAGCACGACAAATCGATAGTCCGCATTGATTCAAAAGAGCTTCGCTCCGCGCGCCGCTGGTCGTTTATCTCGATCGCGGGAGCCGCTGTCATCCTCCTCCTGACCGATCTGGAGCGTATCCCGCAACCGGTAGCGTTTGCCATGCTGTTGCTGTTTGCGGCGACGACGGCGATTTTGGTGGTCGATATCGTGGCTTTGAACCACCGACCACCGAATGCTGGCCACCGCGCGGCCGCAGTGCAGTACATGGCCCATCTGGCGCCGCTGCGCCGGGCGCGTGATTTCTTCCGGCGTCGAGCCTGACTGTTGACACATTGTTTCGCCTCGCATATTCTGCGAGCAATATAGTTTCGAGTTGCTGCCGTAAGCAGCTGCCGCCTAGCGCACGTCAAGCGCCCCGACTAGTGGCCGTAAGCCCACCGCAGGAGAATAGAATGGCCGATCCGCGAGACCCGATCGAGGACGTCGATGGACAAGAAGACGCAGCCCTTTCCGAAGGACAAGATGAGCGGGAAGTTCCCGAATCTGGTGAAGGGGAAGATGAAGCCGAAGCATCATCCGAGGGTGCAGGCGAAGAAGACGAAGGGGACAACGAGGGGCAGGTAGACGAGCAGCCGGCGCGGCGTCCCAGCCGCGCGCAGTCGCGTATCCAGTCCCTTACCCAGACCGTTCAGCAGGAGAAGGCCGAACGGCAGCGAATCGAGCGGGAGCTGCAGGAGATGCGCGCCGAACAGCGCGCCCGCCAGCAGCGAGACCAGCAGGAGAGCCCCGAGGCGCGTGCCGCGCGCAGGGCCCTGATGGACCCGATGGAAGTGATGCGGGAGGACCTGCGGGAGTCGGAGCAGCGCACACAGCAGCTCCTGCACCAGCAGGCGATCCAGACCCAGGAGACCCAGGACAGGCTGCTCTACAATACCATCCTTCGCGATGCGCCGCACCTGAAGAAGTATGACGCGGACGTCGAGAAGATCCGACTGGAGCAGCAGGCCAAAGGTGTGTTCGTACCGCGAGAGGTTCTGCTCGATCTGGCGATCGGGCGCGCGGCGCGGGCAGCGGCGACCAAGGCGGCGCCGAAGGCCCAGAAGGACGGTCAGCGCAAGGTGGCGCAGGCGCAGTCCCGGCCGGCGGCGGCACGAGGGGATACTGCCACCCAGCGCGGGCGGCAGGGTGACAGCGTCGAGAAGCGCTTGGAGAACGTACCAATTTAACGGTAAGGCTTTGACGGCCTTACCTTTTCAGGAGAGACTGTCAAATGGCCGTGAACCAGGCTGCCTCATTTTCTGCCGATATCAGCAACTATATCGCAGAGAAGACCCTTCCCCTCGCCCGCAAGCAGCTTGTCGCCTACCAGTTCGGTGACCCGCTCCGGCTCCCCAAGGGCTTCGGGACCACCTACACGGCCACCCGATACCTGCGCGTCCCGCTACCCTACGCGCCACTCTCCGAAGGCGTCCCGCCGATTGGCGAGACCATGTCGATCCAGCAGGTCTCGGCGACCGCCCAGCAATGGGGTGACAAGATCACGATCACCGACGTGGCCGAGCTGACGATCAAGCATCCCCTCTTCGTCAAGGCTACCGAGCTCACCGCGCTGCAGATCGCGGAGACGCTGGAACGGAATACCTTCAATACCCTGAACTCCGGCACCCAGGTCAACTACGTCAATTCGCGCGGCTCCCGCGCCTCGCTGACCACCGGTGACGTCATCAGTCCCCACGAGATCAACCGCGCCTACGGCGCGCTGTTCACCCTCGGTGCGCCACGCTACATGGGCGACGAGATGACCGACACCAAGCTGTCGGCCAATGACGGTGGCGCCAAGGCGTCCGACAATCCCCGGCGCATGCCGCACTACGTGTCGATCATGCACCCTCTGGTCGCGCAGGACATGCGCGAGAATTCCACCGTGGTCACCGCGTGGTCCTACTCGGACATCAACCGGATCTACAACTACGAGGTCGGCGAGTGGGGCGGCATCCGGTTCTGCCTGTCCAACATGGTCCCGACGTGGACCGGCGTCGCCGCCATCCAGGGCACCGCGACCTCCGCGGGCGCGCTGGCGACCGGCACCTACCTCATCCAGGTAACCGCCTCGGACACCCAGAATCAGTTCGAGAGCCAGATCTACCAGGTCTCCACTGGCGTCTCCGTGACGGGCCCGAACGGCTCGATCGATGTCATCCTGCCGACCCTGGCCGGCTTCACCTTCAACGTCTACATCAGCGCTGCCGGTGGTTCCGCGGTGAGCGCGCTCGGTCTCTCCAACGCAGGCCCCTCTTCGGGCCCGCAGCAGGGTCAGGCCGTGCAGCTCGCCGGCAACCAGACCGTGACCATCACGGGCATCGGCACCGCGCAGGTCCCGCCGGCCGCGCCGGGCACCGGCTTCACTGTGTACCCGACCTACATCATCGGCCGCGGCGCCTACGGGCAGGTCATGCTCGATGATGCCCGCTTCACCTACCTGAAGGAAGCCGACAAGAGCGATCCGCTCAATCAGCTCCGAGTCGTGGGCTGGAAGTGCTTCTACGGCACGTTGATCGAGAACCAACAGTTCTTCATGCGAATTGAAAGCCTTAGCGCCTTCAGCTCGTCCTTCGGTTAACCTGATCCGGCGGGGCTTCGGCCCCGCTTCCCTCTTTGCAGGAATGCTTTCATGGCTCTCAAGACGATGGGCACCGCGGCGACCACCTCGCTCGCGGCGATGAGCTGGAACCCGATGTCCTCGATCGCGGACATTTCGGCGATCGAGGCCAACATCAAGAACCAGTCCAATCCTGCGCACCCGATCGTGCCGGGCAATTTCGAGGGCGGCAAATTGTACCTTCCCAACAATCGCGGGATCGTCTTGCTGCAGCCCGGCGACTGGATCGCCTACGACAACTTCGGGTGGCCGATCGTCGTGTCCACCCAATCGATCGCCAGCGGTTCGAGCTGGGTCCACAGCTGAAAGGGAAGATCATGGCCGACGACAAGAAGAAGCCCAAAGTCATCGTGGACACCTCCATCCTCGACGAGAAGACGATCTCGGAGGTTCGCGCCCAGGCCAAGGCTAAGGTCGAGAAGGAACGGATCGCCGCCGCCAAGGCCCAGCTCCTCGAAGAGTTCGAGCAGGCCGAGCGGCAGGAGAAGGGTCTGTCCGAGGCCATGGAGGAGATCTATATCGACCTCGCGCCCTACGCCGACCGCCTCATGCTCGATGGCAAGATCCTGTTTCAGGGCCAGACCAAGACCGTGCGCGCCAGCGAAGCCGCGGTGATTCGCGAAATGATGCAGGCCACATGGAGGCATCAGTCGATCGTTGACGGCAAGCCGGAGGACTTCTATCGTCGCTCCCGTGGCCAAAGGGTCATCCCCCTCGGCAACGGCCAAGCGGGGGTCTCGAATATTCTGAGGGCTTGATGTCGGATCTGAAAGGGACAGAGACGGCTCCCGCGCTGGGAGTGTCTTTGAATGCGCAATTCGCGGCTGGTCGGCAGGTTGTTTTCCAGACGCACGTAGCACAAGACACCACTGAGGGCGAGATGAACAATCTGCTCGACCTCATGAACGCTGTGGTCGATCGACAAGAGGCGTTCTACGCGCAGGAACAGGCGCGTAGGCAGTTGGAAGTCGACGAGAACGTGCTGATGAATCTCGTCAAGCGGCTCGGTGAGGTGGAGAACAATATCCAGTTGAAGGCGCTCGCCGACAACCGGCGCAACCCGAAGCCGTCGCCGCAGGACGAAGTGCAGAAGAAGCAGGCCCTGGACAGCCTGGAGGAGGCCAAGAAGCGTGTCGCGATCGACAAGGCGCATCTGGCGGATCTGATCAAAAGGGCCGGTAACCGCGATGGGGCTGCAAGCGCAACAGATCGTTAGCCTCGCCTGCCAGATCGCGAAGTGTCCGAAATACACTGCGCAAGCGGGGCAATTCCTCAACAACTGCCTGCAGACGCTTGCGCAGAACTACGACTTCGACGTCATTCGCAAGACGTTCAATTTCAACTTCAACACGAGTTCGACGGGTAACGGGTACGTGGCCGGCTGCGGCCCCAACCTGATGCCCCCGGACTTCCTCCGCGCGCACAAGCTCGGTGCCTTCTACAAGATCAACGGTGTGCCCTACACCATGATCGGGTACGAGCAATCCGAGTTCGACCGTTTTGTGCAGCAGGCGGGCAACGCCGCCTATCCCTACGCGTTCTACGTCGACGTCTCCAAGACGCCGATGGAGCTATATGTCTGGGTCCCGGCGGCTGGCGCTTATGCAGCGACGGTGCGCTACAACCCGCAGATGCCCGACATCGCGACACCCGAGACGTCGTCGGCCGTCCCGTGGTTCCCCAATACCGACATCTTGATCACCTACGTGGCTGGCTCGTTGATGGCGATCACCAACGACGATCGCCAGCCGGCGTTCATGGGTAGCGCCGACCAGGCACCCAATTCCTGGGAAGGCCAGCTCAAGCGGTACCTGAAGATGAAGGACGACCCGGAGACCGCCGGCGCGAAGCGCGTGTCGCTCGATCGCCGGTTCTTCGGTGGCAGTCAGTGGGGGCGTCTCCCGAACACCAAGACCATCGGGTGGTGAATGAGTCTCCGTAACGCCCAACCGATCAAGTTCTCGCCGGCCGGGCTCTCCGATGCCCTGGACGGCTCGAACGTGTTTCCGGGGGCAATGCAGACCCTGCAGAACCTGATCCCCGATCCCACCACCAAGAATGTCTGGACCTGTCGCCCGGCCGCCGTCGCGCGCGCGGGCTTCCCCGGCGTGCTGCCAGACGCGGGCTTCGTTTCGGTCTACAAGGTGATCGGCACGCGGCTCTACGGCCTCGTGGCGACCTCGACCAACGTTGGACACGATGAGCCCTTCGTCTACGATCTCGCCACCAACACATTCGTCGCGATCACCGGCGTGACGGCGGCCAACACGCCGATCAGCCCGAGCCCGCTGCCATCGGTCGCGTGGACGCCGCCGACGATGGACATCATTGGTTCCAAGATCATCGTCACCCATCCTGGCTATACGGGCGCCGCGGGAAACTTCTTCGGCTGGTTCGATATCGCGACCTTCGCCGCTCCGGTCTGGCATGCGGGCAACACGGCGACCAACGCACTCATCGCGGTGCCGTCGGCGGTCAAGCAGTTCGGCCAGCGCGCCTATTTCATCGTCAACGATCCGGCCGTGCCCGGTACGCCGTTCAGCGACGTGCTCAACCCGCTGACGATCACCAACGCCAACCAGGTCCTGACCTACGGCGACAATGTCCCGTTGACCGCGCTAGGCGCGCTGCCGCTGAACTCCCAGCTGACTGGTGGTATCCTCCAGTCGTTGATGGTCTTCAAGGAAGCCGCCATCTTCCAGGTCATGGGGGACGCGGCTTCGACCGCCAATCCGCTGACGATCAATTCGTTGAACGTGGCGGTTGGCACGCTGGCGCCGAACTCGATCACCTCTACCCCGAAGGGTTTGGCGTTTCTCGCGGTGGATGGCGTTCGCGTCATCAACTTCCAGAGCACGGTATCCGATCCCGTAGGCTTCGCTGGCAGCGGCGTCACGGTCCCGTTCATCAACGTGGCGGTCCCCTCCCGCGTGGCTGCGGCGTGCAACGCTAACGTGTTCAGGATTTCGCTCAGCACCACGTCGATCTCGGGTATCGTCGAGCAGGAATACTGGTACGACATCGGTCGTTCCTGCTGGAGCGGCCCGCACACCTTCCCCGCGTCCTTGATGGAGGCGTACAGCAACACCTTCATCATGACGCCGGTCGGCGTGACGGGGAAGTTGTTCCAGTCTGATTCGATCCAGTCGGCGTCGAGCGTGTTCATCGAGAACGGCTTCCAGCTTTCGTTCGCATGGCACACGGCGAACCTGCCCGATCTTCAGACCATGTCGGAATTGAACCTGCTGGAGACCACGCTCAATATTGCGGGTTCGGTCGACAACGTCAGCTACCAGGCGGCGTTCATCACGTCTGATGGCGAGACGCTGGATACCGTCACGCTCGCGGTCATAGCCGCGACAGCACGCTGGGGCGCGTTTACCTGGGGCGGTGCGTCGTGGAGTGTCTCGGTAACGGGGCTCTCGCCGCTGCCGATCAACTGGCACAACCCGATCGTGTTCCGCAAGGGCGGCATCGCGCTCTCGGGATTCTCCTACGCCGGCTTCAAGGTGGGCGATCTCTTCATGCGCACTGAACAGCTCGGATATCTGCAACAGGTGGCGGCAGCATGACCCGGATCAAGGCACTTATTCTCGCGTTCTTCATGATGCTACCTGTCGTGGCGCAGGCGCAAGTCATCCCTTCGTTGCCCTACAATCTGACGAACGGTACGATCGCCGACGCCAACCAGGTCATGGCGAACTTCAACCAGATCGTCAGCTCGACCAACACCAACGCGGCCAATGCTGGCGCCAACACCAACATCACGGCGCTACTTGGCTTGACAACTCCGCTGGCTCCGGCTTCAGGGGGATCACCTGTCTATACTGCGGGGACATCGGGTGGATCAGCCAACGCCCAGACGGTGCTCTCGCCGACGCCAGCTGGATATGTCCTCGCCGCCGGGCGCATCGTCATCTTCACCGCTGGTTTCACCAACAATGGGCCAACTACTCTCAACGTCAATTCGACAGGCCCGATCGCGGTTCTGCAACACGCGCAGTCAGGTCTCGTCCCGCTCGCGGGCGGCGAGATCGTGGCGACACAGGCCACCATCGCCTACTATGACGGTACCCAATACCAACTGTTCGATGCTTCGCCGCAGGCACTCGTGAGTGCTTGCACCGAAATCGATTACCGTGGGGTTGCCATTCCTTCGGGCTACCTGGCCGAGAACGGAGCGGCGGTGGCGCGGTCGACCTATGCCAACCTGTTCGGGTGCCTGGCGTACAGCGGCATCGCGGCTTCGACCGTAAGCGGAAGCAGCAGCGTGACAGTCCCCAACAGCGCGCTATTCGATGGCGCCTGGTACGTCGGCGGGACGAACATTACATGCAACTCGACAATTCTCAGCATCCCTGACGGCACTCACATCGTCATCAGCACAAACGCAGGGGCCACAGGTACTACGACCCTGACGATCGGACCTTACCCACAGGGTGACTGCAGCACGACCTTCAATCTCCCGGACGCGCGAGGACGTGCCAGCGTTATGACGGATTCGTCAGGAGCTGTGCTGTCAAGCACGACCTGCGCCAATCCGAACGTTCGTGGTGCCAGCTGCGGTTCGCAGACGCACACGCTCACGATGGCGGAACTGCCGGCTTCTCCGGCGCCAGTAGCAGCAACCGCGGTGATCGCTGCATCGGGGAACGTCGTGGCAGTCACTTTCGGAGCCGCCACTACCAACATCCAGCAGGGCACCGGAGCTGCGGTAGCAGTCTACGCGGGTGATAAATTCGGCATCATGCCCAACCTTCCCGTGAGTACGAATACCTCCAACCTCGGAAGCGGGACCGCCCATTCCGTTCTCCAGCCGATCTCACTTGTCACCAAAGCAATTAAATTCTAAAGTGCATCCACCCAGAGGGAGATTATTATGCGCATCCGCCGACTCGCTGTTCTGGCCCTCATGGGCTTCCTGGTCTCCGGCGCGGCCGCTTTCGGCGCCAATTTGTCGCTGCTGTCGGGGCCGCAGTACAGCGAGCCCAGCCAGATCCTAGCGACCATCAACACCTTGATCCGCAACATCAATGCGGGTGTCGGTGGCCTCCTGAACGCCCAGACCGCCGCAGTCGCGACGGGCACTGGCACCGGCGAGCAGACCCTTCAGACCTACACCCTGCCGGCGAATCAGCTGGCCTCGGCGGGTCAGGCAGTCCGGGTCCGGTGCTGGGGCACCACGGGTGCCACCGGCAACTCTAAGACCCGGAAACTTTATTTCGGGGCCTCGGTCATCGCGACTGCCTCCGAAGCTGCCAACGCCCAGAACTGGGTACTGGAGCTCGTGGTCATGCGCACCGGCGCGGCGACCCAGTCGATCAGTGGTACGGGACTCGCGGGCACCGGCGGCGTCACCCCGCTCTCCTACATCAACCAGGGGACGGACAATCTCGCAGCTGCGGTCACCATCAAGTGCACCGGCACCGACGCCACCTCAGCGGCGGCTGACGTCACTGCCAACGGGATGCTCGTCGAGCAGATCAAGTAAGGAGACCACCATGGCGAAGTTAGGTTTGCACGACGGGCTCAAGAACCAGAGCCCGTCAGCCGAAGACGCTTCCACCAAGCTGCCGAAGGGACCCAGTGTTAACCAGGACGCCACCCGAACTGGACCTGCCCCAACACAGCCGACCCTCGGGCCCCGCTGCGCCTGAGTTCGCCTGGGAGCGGTTCCACGCAATCGCGCACGAACTCCCGCCGCTCTTTCTGGAGCATTGGCGGGAGTTGGCGCTGAACCGCGACGCCATCCCGCTCGACCCCGACTGGGACAAGTTCTACCGGCTCGATATCGAGGGCATCCTTCGGGTGCTTACGGTGCGCGTCGAAGGCGCGCTGGTTGGCTATCTCTTCCTGCTGGTCGGGCCGCACCTTCACTATCGATCGACCCTGTGGGGGCATGTCGACATGTACTGGATGGACCCTTCGGTGCGTGCCGGCTGGACCGGGGTGAAGCTGTTCAAGCGCCTGATCGCCGACGCCCGCACCATGGGCGCAGCCAATTTGACCCTGTCCACGAAGCACCACTTCATGGATAATCGGGTCACAAGGTTGCTTGGACGGCTCGGCTTCACTCCGATCGAGACGGTCCACGCCATGAGGTTGATCTGATGGGCATCTCGCTGGGCGGCATCGGAGCGGCGATCGGCGCGGGAAGCTCGCTCTTTGGGCTGTTCGGCGGTGGCAATGACAACAAGACCCCTCCGGCACCGCAGATCTACCAACCGCAGAACATGGCTGGCGCGGATCAGGGCGCCTACAGTGGCATCCAGGGGCTCGGCCAGTACAACACGGCCGGTGCCGCGCTGCCCTACGCCCAGAACACGTTCCAGAACCTCTACAACAACCCCTACGCCAGCCAGTACCAGCAGGGCGCGAACACGACTGCGGGTGTCGGCTGGGGCGTCGGTGGCCAGCAGGTCGGCGCTGGTAGCAACCTCATGGCTGCGGGCAACTCCATCCTGCCCTACTCGCAGTCGATCCTGCAGACCGGCTTCGACCCGCAGAGCGCGCTCTACAACCAGTTGTTCCAGCAGCAGACCGAGCAGGATCGCGCCGGCCAGGCCGCGCGCGGCATCGCCACGACACCTTACGGCGCGGGGCTCGAAAACAAGGCCAACACCGATTTCGACATCGCCTGGCAGAACGCGCAGCTCGGCCGGGAGAACACCGCGCTGCAGGGCGCCGGCTACGGCCTGAACTCAGGCGGCAACGCCATCAACCTTGGCCAGAATGTCTCGACGCTCGGGCTGCAGACCCTCGGGAACGCGGCGGCGCTCCCCTATTCGACCGCCAACACGATCGGCAACAACCAGTTCAACGCGATCGGCCAGTATGGTCAGGCAGGCACGTCCGCCGCGGCGATCCCACAGATGACGATCGAGGACTATCTGAAGTACCTGACCGGCGGCACCACCGCTGGCAGCGTGGCGAATCAGGGCTACGCGAGCCAGCTCGCCGCACAGAACCAGAATTTCAACCAGCAGCAGACGCTGGGGAAGAACTTCGGTTCGTCGCTGTCGGGATTGGGAACATGGTACAATAAGCAGTTCCCGTCGAGCGGGGTGGGCCTATGAACCTCGGCGGGCTCTCGGCCACCTATCCCGGCTACATGGCGCAGGAGAACCAGACTGCGACCACCGAGCAGAACCAGGCCGCAGCGCAGGAGGTTGCGCTCAAGCTGTTGGGTGCCCATGTGCTTGGAAGGGCTCTCACCGGTGCTGCGCCGGGTCAACCCGCGCCGCAGCCGCCCGCTCCCGGTCAAGCCTCGGTCCCAAATCAGCCCGCTCCTGCGCCAGCACCCCCTGCTGTAGCGCAGGGAGGGCCGGCCGCACCGCCAGCAACGCCTCAAATGGCCCAAGGTGCGGCCGGTGCCCCTCCGTCCGCTGGTGGCTCCGGGCTGCCCGAGATCAGCCTGCAGGCGCTGCAGCAGCGTATCCTGCAGACCACGCCGCAGGTCGCGAATCACCCCGAGGTGATGCTGGCGGCGCTGGAGCGCGCGGCGCCGATCCTCGATCGCCAGGGCAAGGAAGACTTGGCGGACATGCGCAAGGAGATCGCTACCCAGCGGCTGCAGCAGGCCGGTGAGCTTGCACGTGCGCGCCAGGAGAGCCTGGACGCCTACCGGGCGGCGCAGGGCAGCCGTGCCGACCGCCGGCTCGACCAGGGCGATACCCGCGAGGCGCGGCTGGCAGCCAACTCGGCGGTGCGGAATGATGCCACCACCCAGCGGCTGCAGATGCAGCAGGCGGATCTCGAACGGAAGATCCAAGCCGGCGACCGCGGCGTCGCGCTGGCGCAGTGGCGGGCGACCACCGATGCCCTCCACAAGCGCGCCACCGAGATCATCCAGTCGAACTCGATCGCGTCGACCATGTCGGACGCCGACCGCAAGGCGATGCTGGACGAGCAGCGGCAAGCCTACGAGGGCCAGATCGCGGCGATGCGCGGGATGGCGGGCAGCAGCACGCCGCAGGGCGGGACGGCGTCTGCGGGTGCGC